GACCGCAAAAAATGATGCTGACAGAACTGGTTTCGTGAAGATACCAGCGCTAAACAACGAGGCTCAACTGGGTCCGTACAAGTTCATGGCTCATTTTACTTTTCCCGTTACTACGCCAGTCAAACAAACTTTGACCACGACAACAGGGACAGTTTCGTCAACCACCGTAGTCACCGGGGTTTCTCTGTCAGCAACCACAACAAGTATCTCTGGTGCCTACAGTTCAACATTAACCTTGCCAAATGTGGGAGAACGGGTTCTTGTTGTATTATTGAATGGTTCCCTTGATGAAGGCGTGATTGTAGGGTCAATATGAACACAATTAGATTACCGATGCGGTTTAAGAAAGATAATTTTGAGATGGAAACAATACTTGAAAACACTGATGAATATTATGCAAATCTACTTGGTTTGACTGTGCAAATGGTTCCAGGTGCTTTGCCTATATCAACTTTTTACGGTGTAGAAGACCCAACTTTTGAGTCAAGAGCAATGGCAAAAGTTGGTTTGACTTTAAGCAATCTAATTCCAGAAATAAGAGTCACGACCAGTGAGGCTGTTGTTGACAACAACGGACAAACAAATCTGGCTATCAAATTTGATCGGTTGGTATAACTGTGCCTTCACCAGACTTTAGCGAATACGTTGACCTCACCATCTTTGACAAAGATATTACTGATGTTTATGACGACGCCGTTGAATACGCACAAATTGCTTTACCGGAATTTACCCCAAGGGTAGGAACAATAGAGAACGCAATACTTGAAGCCACATCACATCAAACAGCAAGCATGATTGCAACTTTTAATCGTATGCCCGATGGGCTTATGGAAGGGATATTGAAACTAATTGGGTTTGACCGTATAGAGGCAACATCTTCGTTGGCAACAGTTGAAATCATTTTGTCTGTGAACACTGGTCAAACTATTGCTGCAGGCACCGTTTTCTCTTACGATGTTTACGACGGCGCTGGTGTTTTGACACAAAACCTCTACGAAACGACCGTAGACCTGACAATCGCAAACGGTAGTACAACCGGTTCTGTATCTGTTCAAGCGTCAACCCCGTCTCTATACCCAGATATTCCAATCCCATCTAATTTGACAGTTGTATCAAGTACACCTTTCATTTTGTCAGCCAGCCTCACGGCTTTGACTACAGCGGGAACAGACTCCGAAACTGATGAAGAATACTTTAATAGAGGGGTCACTTTCTTAAGTTCTTTAAGTAATGCAATAACAACAGCGTCTCAGTTGACGAGTTATATTGCAGTTAACTATCCAACCGTTTCAAGGTTCAAGGTTTACGATTTAACTCAAGCAAAAGAAAACGATATTACTAATGCTGTGCTTACTTCTAATGTGGTTACTTTGACAACAAGATATGCTCACGGGTTCTCTGTTGGCGATGTTGTGGATGTTGCGGATATGGCAAACAACGTATATAACGGAACATACACAATAACTGTCGTACCATCAACTACTACATTTAGGTACGCAAGAACCAACGGCAATATTGCTACTGCGGCAACCACTGTTGGAAGTGTTGTTCTTGGAAACGGAATGCTTTTTGCAACAGCAAACGTTGGCGGTGCTGTGACTATTTCTATGTGTGACTCGGCGGGGGCTGCTATTGGAACAGCCCAAAAACTTATTATAGAAAACGCAGTAGAAGACAAAGTTGTTGCTGGTTTGAATATCTTTTTACATGACATGAATACTTTCAATGTGAATGTCAGCGCAACTATTGTTGTACTGCCAAACTATTCTACGGCGACCGTGGGAACCGCAGTTTCGGAGGCAATTGAGGCATATCTTTCTGTTGCTGGTTGGGACTTTGCTACTTCGGTGAACTCTCTATATTTGACGACAATTGCATCACAGGTTACGGGTGTTAAATATGTTTCCGCTATGGATGCCACGATTAACGGCTCTACAGGTTTTGCTACAGACAGTGGTAACGATGTCACAATCCTTGAAAAAGGAGTGATTCCTATCGGTGACTGCACGACGGTTGCTACTGCTGCGTAAGCCATGGGAGTAACAAATAACTACATCCCTACGGAAGAATCAACCTTCCTAGAGGCGTCTGTCTTTGCTGCGGGTGTTGACGATCTTTGGACATCTAATGGAACAATTTCATTAGACACAGCAACATACTTGGATGCAGAATACGGTTCTTTAAAACTTGTTCCTTCTGCTAACGAAAACTATGTTCGCTATAACTACTATGCAACAACGGCAAGTACTCCGTCACAGTATTCAATAACCGCAGCATTTGATAGTGATGATTTCATTGAATCATTTATGTGGGTGAGACCTAACAAAAACTGTTCAATATTTTTGAAAACAATTTTATCAAAAGTAAACTTTGACTCGAATACGGGAGTTTACTCGTTCGTTAACCCGTTTAACCAAGTTGTCGGCGGTGAAGCAAGTGAGTCTGTAATTATTGGTGGTACAGACGAAGCCAAATGGAAACTAATTAGGTCAATTCCTGTACGGGTGCCATCAAGTGGTGTTTATTCAATACAGTTACAGATGCGAATAGTTTTTGATAATTACACCAACGCCTCTGTGAATATTGCTAGACCTTCTGCGTATCCATCATTGAGATTTTTGGATAACTTGTTTCTTCAAGGTGTAACTCAGTATGTACCTGAGGTTTTCTTTGAATCAGACTTTGCGGATTATTCTACAAATGAGCCAACATTGCCTTTGACCCGTTTTCTTGATGTATTGACGACGACTGCTGGCGACATAAACGTAACGGCTAACCAGTTTGAATATTTGGATAAAGCCTCGGGTGGTGACCCAGCCGATTTGACAACCCTAAGTCAATTTGTGGATCCACAAGTTTGTGACTCAAATTATTTAAGTTACCTTGCGCAATACAGGGGCAGACCTCTGCTTGTCACCTATCAGCCTTCTACTGAAGGTCTTGGTTGGCAAGTTTTTACACTTAATTCATCGTTACTAACTGGTCTCGACCCCAGCACTGGTTTGCCTGTTGGAACTCATGTTCTTGGAACAGGTGCCGCTAATACTGGTGCTTTACCTGAAGGTATTGAGGCTTACGCTAGATGGCAAGTAGAAACAGGATATTACGGACACAATGCAGGAACGATAGACGCGATGGTGAGCGCAGCGCAGAGAGCATTGACGGGCACCAAAACAGTGAATTATACGGTTACGCAAAATCAGATTGCTTTCACTACAAGCCAAGCCGAAACATATGGAACGGTCGTTGGTGATATTGGGACAAGTAATCCTTTTGTTTTGTCTTTGATTGAACCCGCTAAACCTCTCGGAATGCTCATCACCCACACACTGGCTGCGTGATGTAGAATATGTAGGTAAGTCAAAATTGGAGGATTCATGGAAGAAAAAAACAATGAAACTCCTGTAGACAAAGATATTGAGGAACTCCTACGAGGGGCTTTACCTCAAAGTCTTGTCACCAATTTTGTTCTTATCGCAGAAATAGTTTCTGACTCTGATCAAGAGTTGGTACTAACTATTTCGGATTCAATGACCCCGTGGCTTGCCAATGGGATGCTTGAAACCGCAATGGAAATGATGCGTGCAGGAGAGTACCAATTCCCTATAACGGAGGAAAACAATGGACAAGAACATTAAAGCAAATGTAAGCGATCAGGCTGTCAAGGGCGCCCTTTTGGGTGGTCTTGGATATCTTGCTAATAAGTGGGGTGTTTCGGCTGAGGTTGTTGCATTGGTGATGCCAGTGGCCCTGACTGCCCTTGCTTGGGTTTCAACCAAGATCGGCGACAAGAACACAACAGCGATTTTTTCGGCTGTTACAGCAATCGTTGATGCTCAGGCAAAAAGCAAGAAAAAGGCTTAACGCTTCAAATCTAATACAGGTAAGTGTTGTATTCTTAATAGGTAGTGGCGGTTTTTGCTGCATTACAGATTGAGGACTGATGCTTGCAGGGAAATACAATATTGTGTGCGATCAGGGGTCTTCCTTTACTCGTACCCTTGAAATCAAAACCGCCGAAGGTACCGTATTCTCTTTAACTGGATATACGGCTCGTATGGAGGTTAGAAGGACGCTTGATGCCTCAACCACCATTGTGTCCCTAACTACCACTAATGGTCGCATATCTATCAACGGTTCTACCGGTGTCATCACTTTGACTTTGACTGCGGTTGAGACTGCGGCTCTAACACAGAGTGGGGTTTATGATTTGGAGATAGTCAAAACCGCTACAGGCGAAGTTTTTAAGGTTGTTAGGGGAGAGTTCAAACTTGAAAAAGAGGTGTCAAGGTGAGTGATCTATCTACCCAAATAACCATGGGTAACGCCGATTTTAATGTTGTTATCGAAGACCGACGGAACATTGTAGAAATATCTAGAGAAGAACCAAATATTGTTCAGGTCAAGTTGCCCGGCGTCTCGTCCGGCACCCAGACTCTCTTTGGCGAAGGCGTCCCTTGGGAAATAGAAGTGGAAGTTTAATATGCCCAATATTGCTTCAGATTATGGCAGTGTTGGCGACATTTATATTGACACTCTAACTGGCGATTTTTACGGTCCGAAAACATCAACGGGGTGGCCAGATACGCCATTTTTTACGGCGCTATCTTCCGCGACCGTAAACGCTGCTGTTTTAAATGATCGCCACATCCATACACAGGGAGCGGCTTCAAGCACTTGGAACATAACTCATGCACTGGGGGGTAGACCTTCGGTCACGGTAGTGGACAGTGCAGGAACAGTTGTCTTTGGTGAAGTAGTATATAATAGCAACACAAGTATTACCGTTCTTTTTTCATCACCTTTTTCTGGTTATGCTTATCTGACATAAGGATTTAAAACATGGCACAAAAATTTCTTACCAATTTAGACCTTAATCAGAATCAACTGATTAATGCCACCTTTGAGAAGTTGGCTACCGACCCATCATCGGGCAACTTTGAAGGTCGCCTCATCTACAACACTGCGACCGACACCATCAAGGTGTACACGGGCGCTGCATTCAAATCCATTCCTCACTCCTTTGTTTCTGGCGGTGGCGCTGGTATTGCTGAAGCACTTACGGTTTCGGAGTCAAACGGCACAGTAACTCTCACTCTTAATGTTGCCGATACAGATAGTGCTGGTTTATTGCCAGCCACTTTCTGGCAAATGCTCAATGACGCCACCTCTGATGCGACGGCTTCCAAACTTGTAAAACGTGATGCACAAGGTAATGCAAAGGTTGCTACACCTACAGACGCTGCTCACATTGCCACTAAGGGTTATGTTGACGCTGCTCGTCAAGGTCTTGATGTTAAGCAATCCGTAAGGGTTGCTACCACTGCGGCAATTAACCTTTCATCCGACCTAAATAATGGCGACACCATTGACGGTGTAACTCTTGTTACTGGTGACCGCGTTCTCGTAAAGAACCAAAGTACTGCGCTTGAAAACGGTATCT